CTTCCCGGAGCAGTTCCGTGTCGCCGGCGCGGCGCAGCCGGAACGCGAGCGCCTCCAGCTCCGCCGCCGCGTCCGCCAGCCCGGCCATCAGGTGTTGATGCCGCCCCACTGGGTGTACCGGACCACGGGGCCGGCCGCGGCCCAGGTGGCTTTGAAGTTCACCGGACCCGAGACGGAACCGTCCGCGCTGAAGTCGACAAGCACGGTGCCGTAGAAGTAGGACGAAGGGTCGTTGGTTGCGTCCCAGTAGAGGTACATGTTCCGGCTCAGTCCGTCTGAGGCGGCGACGTAGGTCTGGCTGGTGCCGGCATCTAGAAATCCGCTGAAGTCCCCGGAGGCATCGCTTAGCACTCCGACATATGTCTTGTTAGCGTCACCGAACGCAGTCACTTCGTCACGGTCCGAAGCCTTATTAATAGACCAGTTGGCCTGGAACGGTATCGGGATCGCGACGCTGCCGCTGGTCAGGCCCAGGTAGATCTGCCCGTTCCGGCCGTGCCGCCTGCTGGATGGCATCTGTTGTCTCCCCTACATGTTGACGGGCTGCCGGTCGAGCAACCGGAGCAGCTGCTTGGCGTGCTCGGTGAACGTGCGGCCCGCGATCGCAGCGCGGGCTTTCAGCGCCGCCTCGGCGCGTTCGGCGGGGTGGGCGAGCGCCCACCGGATGAGGTCCCCGGCTTCGTCCGGGCTGCTGAAGGCGGGCAGCATCGGGAACAGCTCGTCGGATTCCGGCCGCGGGTCCCGCGCGAACCACAGCCCGGACGCGGCCATCTCGATCTCCCGGGGTCCGACGGCCCACCCTTCGCCTTCGTGGCCGTCTTCGGCTTCGCGCCGGTAGAAGTTGATCCCGGTCCGGGCCCGCCGGTAGATCCCGGCGACCTCGGGGTTGTCGACGCAGTCACCGGTGTCGTCGGTGATGGCCGTCCAGTCGCGCAGCGGGGAGTCCTCGGGGAGGTCCATCCACAGGCCGCCCAGCCGGACGTTCAGCCCGGCCAGGTCCATCTGGTCGAAGAACCGGACGCGGCTGGGGAACCCGGTCCCGACGAACGCGAAGTCGTATTCCGGCTCGGCGCCGAACGGCGGCGGGTAGTGGACCGTCTCCCGGTACGCCTGGGGCATGTACTCGGCGGGGCCGACCTGCCGGTAGGCGTCGATGTTGACCGGGTCGTTAAGGAGGCTCAGGTCCGCGTACTCCGCGACTTTCAGCTGGTAGTCGTCCTGGTACGGGCTTTCCGTGAAGATCACGATGATCTTGTGGCCGCGGTCGCGGAGGATCTCCAGGAGCCACGGCTGCAGGAAGAACGCGGAGGTGCACAGGATCACGTCGGGCCAGAACCGGTTCGCGGCGGCGAGGATCGGGTCGAGGGCGAGGCGGCTGGCCTGGTCGCGGTCGAGGTATTTCCGCACCTCACGGCAGCCGCACGGCCGGACCTGCCCGGTTTCGGCGAGCGCGTTGTTATAGAACCGCAGGGCCGCGTCGAGCGGGTATTCCTCGACCGTCTCGCCGAGCCCGGTCAGGGCCTCTGACCAGCCGTTGAAAACGTCAGCCACGGACCAGGACGGCCCGGGGTGGATGAGCAGCCAGCGCATTACACTCCAGGGCATGGAAGGTGACGGCTTACGTGGACCCTGTTACCGGGCTGAGCCGGTAGGCGCACAGACCGCTAGGTCCCGGTGAACGCGTCGCAGGCCACGCTGAACGCGACGGTGGCCACGGTCCCGTCCGGGGTCTGCGTCTGCCGCAGCGAGTGCGGGCCCATGTGGGAATCGCCCACCGTCCCGCCGAGCCTGCGGTCCGCCCGGACGGCGGCGCCGCACGCGGCGTGCAGGGCGTAGGCGCGGGTGCGGGCGGCGGCCAGGTCGTTCTGCCCGTTCAGGACCATGGCGGCGCACCGGATCGTGAACAGCTCCCGGTCGTCGGCGTCGCCGAAGACTTCAGGGTTGACGGAGGCGTCGGCGGCGAGCTGGTCGTCGGCCCGGCCGTTCCAGCCGACGAGGACGGCTTCCAGCGCGGCGGAGGCGGCGACCTGGGGGCCGTCGCGGACATCCACCCCGGCGAGGGCGGGGGCGGCGGTGAATGCGGCCAGCAGCGCGGTGATGGCGTCGGGGACCTGCGACGACCAGGCGGCCATCAGGCCATCACCGGGCGGGGCGGTCCCAAAAGCTCTTTGGCTTTGTCCGGAACCGAGAAAAACTCGCCGGGCTGACGCCAGTGCTCCTCGGAGCCGATCACGCCGGACGCGGCCGTGCCCGGACCTCTTTGCGTCTCCCAGAGATGAGCCAGTATGACCAGCGCACCCCGCTTGTAGTGGGCGGGGATTACCTGGTACCCGGCGATGTAGGTGATGTCGGCGAGGCCGGAGACTGGGAGGCCGCCCATGACCTTGACGAGCCCGGACGGGCTGGCCCGCATCTGGGTGACGTCCCAGGTGACCGAGCCGTCCCACGCGACGACGGAGGTCAGGGAGATGACGGGGGCGGACCGGAGCCAGAATTTCTGCTGCCGCCGCCCGTATCCCCACCCGTAGCCGTAGCCGCCCTGGGACCACAGGTCGAGCTCGTCGGTCACGGTGCGGCGGACGATGACCTCGTGCTTGTACAGCTCGGCGGCGCCGGTGGCGGAGGCGATGAAGTCCCGCAGCTCGTCGTCGAACCGGTGGTCGGCGACGTCCATGTTGAGCTGGCCCTTGGCGTCGTTGAGGGACACCATGGCGGGCCAGGGCGTGGGGGCGGCGTCAAACTCGTCGTCCCAGGACGTGACGGGCCCGGTGGTGACGGCGTGGGCGGTGTACCGGCCCGCGATGGTCGTCTGGTAGGCGAGCCGGTACTGCCCGGTAACCGTCGCGTCGGTGATGGCGGGGGTTGCGGTGGTCCCGTCGGGCAGCGTGATCGTGAGGGTGACGGACGCGGCGTGGGTGAGGGCCCCGGTGGCGTCGAGGACGTCGAACGCGATGGGGTACATGCCGCCTGCGCTGATCATGGGTACTGGCCTCCCTCGGCGTGCGGTAGGGACATCTGCCCGGCCGCGGCGTACGCGAGAGCGGGCGTTCCGGCGGCGGCCGCGGCGGGGATGGCCATGGCGGCCTGCCGGGCGGTGCCGTAGACGGGCGGCGGTGGCGGGATGGTGACACCCAGCGCCGCGCCGAGGGCCTGCGCCGCGGCGGCATGGGCGGTGACCGCGAGGGCCGCGGCCGCGTTCTGGGCTGCGCCGGCTCCGGTGGCGAGCCCGGCGGCGGCTGCGCGTGAGGCGCCTTGCGCGGTGCCTGCGGCGGTGGCTGCCGCGGCGCGGACGCCGGTCCCCGGGGTGGCCTGCCCCGCGGCGCCGGTTCCGGTGGCGGCCGCGGCGGGGATGATCGCGGCGAGGGTCAGGCCCGCGTTGAGCGCGGCGCCTGTCCCGGTGGCGAGCCCGGCGGAAGCATTGGTGAACGCGGCCGTGCTGACCGTGGCGTTCAGCGCGGTGCCTGTGCCGGCAGCGGTGCCCGCTGCCGCCCCGATGGCCGCAGCGGGGCTCTGGGCGGTTCCCGCGGCGGCGGCCAGGGTGGCGGCGGCGGTGCCGGACGAGGAGGTGCTGACCGTGGCGTTCAGCGCGGCGCCGGTCCCGGACGCGAGGACCGCCGTGACGGACGCGGCCGTGGTGACGGCGGGGTTCTGCGCCGCGCCGGTCCCGGCGGCCAGGGCGGCAGTGACGCCGGGGGCGGCCGCCGGGTTCTGCGCTGTCCCGGTTCCGGCGGCCAGGACGGCGGTGACCTGTGCCGTGGCGGTGACGGCCGGGTTGAGCGCGGCGCCGGTCCCGCTGGCCAGGGTGGCGGCGGCGCTCCCCGATGACGTGGTGCTGGCGGCGGCGTTGAGCGCCGCGCCCGCGCCGGACGGGAGGACCGCCCCGGCGCTGGCCGCTGAGGTGGCCGCGGGGGACCAGGCCGCGCCGGTTCCGGCCGCGGCCACTGCGATGACGGACGCTGCGGCGGTGACGGCGGGAGAACTGGCGGCGCCGGTCCCGCTGGCCAGGGCCGCGGCGGGTGATGCCGTGGCGGTGACGGCCGGGTTGAGCGCGGCGCCGGTCCCTGCGGCCAGGGTGGCGGCGGGTGCGGACACCGCCGTTGCGGCCGGGTTCGGTGCCGCCCCGGTCCCCGTGGCCAGGACGGCACTAGCGGTGGTGCCGGCGGCCGTCTGGGCGGTGGCGTTGAGCGCTGCCCCGGTCCCGGACGGCAGGGCCGCGGTGACCGCGGCGGCGGTCGTGACGGCCGGGGACTGCGCGGTGCCGGTCCCGGCGGCGAGGACGGCGGAGACGTTCGTGTTGGTGGTGACCGTCGCGTTCTGCGCCGCGCCGGTGCCGTGCGCCAGCCCGGCCGCGCCGGCCGCCGGGGTCAGGCTGACGTACAGGCCGGCCCAGTTGACGTTCTGGACCGCGCCGGAGGCGGCGGTGCCCTGGTTGGCGTAGATGCGTACGCGCAGCGTGGCCAGCTGGGCGTACGTGACGTTCGTGAAGGTCAGCGAGTCGATGTTGGCGGAGGCCGTGGTTTTCGCGCCGAGTCCGGAGCCGATCAGGGACCCGGACCCGCTGAAGTCCCACAACTCGATCGTCGGGGCGCCCATCAGCGGGCTGGACTGGAACTGGCTGACGGTGACGGTAACCGAGTTGATCGTGTCGCCGGGACTGACGCCCGTCCATGACCCGAAGGCGGACAGTTCCAGCGCGGTGGAGTATTCGGCGATGCGGGACGGGCCGGGCGGGGTGCCGCCGCGCCACCTGAACTCGTTAGGGCCTGTCCGCCCCGGGGGTACCGGTGCGGGCCGCCGGGGAAACCAGACGGGCACCGGCATGGGCTAACCGTCCCTGCTGGCTAGTTGAGCTGCGTGGGCAGCCACTGGGTGCACTGGACGGTGGCGTTCGCCCCGGCGAGGGTGGCCCGCAGCGCGATCCCCTGCGTCTGGGTCGTGTCGACGGTCGCCGTGGTCTCACCGGATATGGCGGGCAGCGGGAACGCGTTGCCGATGCTGGTGCCGGTGGTCAGGGCCTGCGGGTTCGCGGCCAGCGCGGCGCCGGAGGCCAGCAGGCCGTAGAACCCGAACTCGCCCTGGGTGGCGAGCGTCCCGGACGTGGCGACCGCCGTGCACCGGATCAGCGCTTCCAGCTTCCACTGGATGCCGGTCATCGCGGTGGTGCCGGTGCTGATCCCGCCGGTGGTCGCGAGCGTCACGTAGGTGGTACCGGTGTTCCCGATGTTGGACGCCAGGAAGAACGTCAGCGTCGTCGAGGTGGTGGTGGTGGTGACGAACCCGCGTGCTACGACCGCGATCAGCATGCCCGGGTAGAACCCGCCGGCCGGGACGAACGCGTTGTAGTCGGCGGTGTTCGGGGTCGGCCGGGGGCTGATCGTCGCGGTGGTGGCCGTGCTCAGGGCCGTGCCCGCCCCGGACCACACGGTCTGGGCGGGGATCAGGATGTTGCCCCAGTTCTGGTTAGCCAACGCCTCTCCTTGTTGTCAGGGCCCGCCGGACGCGAGCTGCGGGGTTCCCCACGATCCGTACACGCCGCCCAGGTCGGTGCCGGTGCCCGCGTACCGGGGGCCGACTGTCACGGTGCTGGTCACGATCGCCGGGTTCAGGGCCGCGCCGGTCCCGGACGCCAGCCCGGTCGGGATGCCCGACGCGGCGGCCAGGATCTCAACCAGGATCTCGGCGAAGTCGTCGGAGCCGGTCAGCCACGCCATCGTCACCGAGGACCCGGTGGACGGGCTGGTCGCTCCCGCGCTCTGCCCGGCCGCGCCGGTGAAACCCGACCCGCCGATGAACCGCGACGTCGACGGGGCCGTGGCCGAGGTGAACCCGGACCCGGAGCAGCAGAACCCGGCGATGATGTTGCCGCTGGTGTTCGCCGCCAGCGCCGCGGACGGGGTGGTGGTGGGCGCCGGGGTGTTCGCGGTCGCCGGGGTGCCGAACGCGGCCCCGATGGTCTGCCCGGCGCCGGTGAACGACAGCGACCCGCCGGACAGCCCCGCCGGCGTGCCCCCGGCCGCGGTGACCACCACGTTATGGGCTGCCCCGGCGGCGGCGATGATGCCCCACACCTGCAGGAACCCGGCCGTGATGCCGCCGGAGTGGACGGCGCTGCCGAGCGCCGTCATCGCCACGCTGTTGTACGTCGCCGTCATGGAGAACCCGGCGTCGGAGCCGGCGTCCAGCGCGCACCCGGCAATCAGGACGGTGCTGGACCCGGTGATCGTGTGCGCCCACGTCACCGTCGTGGCGCTGGTGCTGCTGCCGCCGGATGAGGACGGGCCTACCGCGTCAAACCCGACGGCCACGGCGGCACCTCACGGGACGGTCCAGGTGGCGTACGGCGGGGTGGCGAGCACCAGCACCCAGTCGTGGGTGCCGCCGGAGTTGGCGGCCGCATTGCTGAACGTCGACGCGATCGTCGCCACCGACGTCGCCCCGGTGAACGGGTCCATCCACTTCGCGCCGAACCCGGCCAGCATCGCCCCGCCGTTCACCGTGATCGTCACGTTCGACGGGATGTAGATCACGGCCAGGGTCTTATCCGCCGTGACCGACGCGGACACGTACGTGTTGCCGCTGGTGTACTGCCCGCCGCCGCCGCCGGACGTGAACTCCGCGGCGTGCGTGCCGCGCCCGGCGGTGACCAGCGCGCTGGTGGTGTCCGGGACCAGCTTGTGCCAGTTGTTCAGCCCGGCGAACGCGTTGAACACGGCGCCGCACAGGGTGTTGTCAACGAAGTTGGTCGTCAGCGCCGCCAGCGCGGTCGCCGGCCACGACCAGATCGCCTCCCGCCCGTAGATGACCCCCCGCGCCCCCGACGACAGGTACCACCACAGCAGGTTCCGGTGCAGGTCCGGCGCCGAGTCGGTGTCATAGATCCCGTCGCCGTGGATCACCGGGATCGGGGTCGACTCCAGCCAGCCATCCTCGATAGCGAGATATCCCACGTTGTAGCTGTAGCCGAAGTTGAAATCCACATTCGCGCCGTTGGTGGGCAGCGCGGCGTGGCTGTGCATGTCCGTGCGGCTGGTGGACTCCGAGTAGTTCTCCTGCGAGAACAGGTGCGTGTCGCCGGTCGCCTTGATCGCCGCGACCGCCGCGCCGTACAGGCTCTGCTTATCATCGAAATAGTCGTCGCCGATGAACCACGCCAGGTTCGGCGCGGTCTTGTACCGGTTGCCCAGCGCGGTGCCGAGGTTGGTGAAATCGGCGGCCACCTTCCCGTTCAGCGGCCCGCCGGCGTTCTCCACGGCATAGGACGGGATCAGGTTGAACAGCACCGTCATGCCCTGCGCCGCCGCCGACGCCATGATGTAGTCGACCCGCTGCCAGTACGTGTTATTCAGGCTGCCCGGGTCCCCGCCGGTAAACGGTGACACGCCGTCCCACGTGTTCCCGTTGACGTTGGTCGCGCCGACGCTGTAGTTGCTGGTGCTGACAGCCGCGATGTACAGGGCGTTGAACCCCTGCGCCGCGCGGGTCGAGGTGTACGCGTCGATGTCGGACTGCCAGGTCACCGCCCCGCCCGCCGACCCCGCCATGACCGGCAGCGCCCAGATGGTGTCCCCGCGGAGCAGGTACGGGTTGCCGTTCTCATCCGTCAGGTAGGACCCGGTGCCGGACCCGGCCTTCCCGGTGAGGAACGGCATCGCAGGTCAGACGGTGACGTTGAACACGACGACGTTGGTCAGCGCCCCCACGGTCGCCCAAAGGATCGTGAAGGTCCCGGCAGTGACCCCCTGGGCGGCGCCGCCGAACGAGTTGTAGCACATGGCCTGCTTGGCGACCGTCCCGGCGGTGATCGTGGAATCGTAGACGAGGCAGCCGTAGGCGTTGGCGATGGTGACGTTCCCCGCCCCGGCGGTCGCCGCGGCCTGGAAGCAGACGGACGAGGAGCCGGTGTCGATGCTGAACGCCTTGGATGCCAGCGGCCGCCCGCCGCTGACCCAGTTGGTGGCGTCGGTGACCTCGTTGGCGGTGATCCACACGCCCGTGTTGAACCCGGTCGACCCGACCGCGGCGGTCTTGTCCGGGGTGGTGGTGTTGTTGAACAGCGCCGCGTTCACCGTGTCCGCGCTCAGGTTCGCGAACGTGGTGGGCGCGGCCGTCGTCCACAGCCTGCCCATGATCGGGTTCAGCATCGCCTGCTGGAAGATCGCGGAGGTAGCGCCGAATGCCATGGGTCAGTCCTCGTCTTCCGGCCCGGTGACCGAGCCTGCCGCGGTGGCGAGTCCCGCTTGCACGGTGACCGCCGGGGTCTCGTCCTGCTCCTGCTGCTCGCTCACCGGTAATCTCCCAATCTCGCCTGCGCGAGCCCGGCGTTGACCGCCAGGTCGCACCCGTCATCGCGGGTGGTCCGGACCGCCATGTACGGCTTGCCGTCGTCGCCCGCCGCCTGGATCTCGCGGCCGAGGTAGTCCTGCCGTTCCTCGGCCTCGACCTTGCACCGGACCCCCGCCCGGATCAGGGGGGCGGTCAGCCCGTGCAGCGACCCGCACACGTGGAACTTGGACTGCCCCGGCGGCGGCTCGGGGGCGGTCAGGGTGATGCCGCAGTTGGGGCAGTACCAGTCCGTCATCGCGGTCAGCAGCGGCACCAGCATCCGGTCACCCCTCTCAGCCGTGAAAGTAGTAGTCGCAGGTCACCGCGTTGACGCGTGTCCAGGTGGCCCCGGCGGCGATCCACCGTGACACCAGGTCCCAGTCGATCGTCGGGATGCCCGGGTACCACCGCCAGGTGGCCACGTCGAGGAGGCCGCGGCGGTGGACGATCATGGATGTGTCGATCTGGCCTTCCGCCGGCGGGTCCGAGCCGATGACGTACTCGCCGCGGCCGTGGACCGCCATCAGCGGGTAGGCGAAGTCCGCGCCGGTCTCCTCCAGCGCCCTGACCAGGAGCCGCACGTGGTAGGAGTGCCAGGAGTTGTCATCGTCGTGGTAGGCGATGTAGTCGCCTTTGGCCAGGTCGAGGGCGTGCAGCCGGGCGTGATGCCCCCACTGCGCCTCCGGGTCATGCTCCGGGAGCTCAGCGAACCGCACTCCCGGCCGCGCGGCGAACTCTTCCCGCAGCGCCTCGTCCGGCCCGTCGGACACGACCACATGCTCCAGGGCCGGGTAGTCCTGGGCGGCGACCGACGGAATAGCCCGGTGCAGCAGTAGTTCGTGCCGCTGCCACGTCGGCGTGATGACGGTTACGAGCGGGTCAGCCACTGCCGGTACCACTCCACTGTCTCGGGGACCAGGTAGGGCCACGGGTTCCGGCACGCGGGCACCGTGGCGACCACCTCGGCGTCCCGGGGTTCACCCCGCCGGCCG